GCGATCAGGCTGGTGATGAGGTCACGGCCTTTTACTGTGATTGTTCCGCCGTAGTAACTCATTTGCGTAGTTCCTCCTTCTTGTCGTTTTATGGGGCATTATTCCTGGAGCGAAATGCCGTTGATTGGCGTTTCCATGATGCTTTGGATAACACCGCCGGTTTTGACCTTCGCGGCATAAGAAATCTCCCGCTCAAGGAACGGGAGATGACTCTGTGCCACGCTCTGGACACTGGTCCCGATACGGAGCTTGTGGCTGAATTTATAATCACGCTCAATTCCAGGAAGCGTGTCCTCCGTGATGGTCTGGACGCCGGAGCCGACCCGCACCTTGGCGCCATAGTCGATGATGCGCTCCAGGGTTGGGAGCGTGGTCACGGTGACGGCATACCCCAGCCCGCTCCTGATGCGGAGCCAAGCGGTGTCCATCTCGACCGATGTCCTCGCGTACAGCTTGAGGGTAACACCGGCCGCCCGGATGAGCGGCGTCTTGAACAGCGGCGTCGTGTCTACGTTGCCCGGAAGCTCTCCGGTGTCAAATATCATCGTGGCCGGCTGTTCTGGGTCCTCCGTGTAGTACAGTGGGTAGTCCCAGAACATCTTGAACGCCTTGATAATGTCCGGGTAGGTACAGTCGCAGGTGTTCTTCAGTATCTTGTAAATCAGGTACTGCCGGTATGTGTCGTCGTCGATGACATCAAAGGGGATCGGGTCGCCAGCAAGCTCACCGGCCTCTTTTCTGGTCATCACCACGATGTCGCCCACACCGTCGAGCTGTTTCCCTACCGCATGGTCAAGATCACGTTCCGTTCGTAGCTGTTCATAGAAGTCTGCTACCTGCTGAAGCTCGATGCCGATGACCTCAACCAGCGCCTCTATGTTCGGCTTTCCACGGAACTGCTCAACAAGGTCTTCCTTCAGGACGGAGATATAATCAACCATCAATCTCCACCTCGATCATATCCTCTGACGTGTAGGCCCGTTGCCGCGCCGTGATAGTGGCTGTCCGGTCCGTGTATTCGTCAGGCTTTGCGGCGGAGTCCTCGGAGGTGAACATCCTAATGTCGATGTAACTGATGCCGGAGCAGGCCCGGTACAGGTCGGCCATGAACTCTTCCTGTGGGATGACGTCCTTGCCGGCATCTATAGCGGCCATCTTCTCCAGGATCACATTCCGCAGCAGGTCTACGTAGTTCGGTGGCAGGGCCTCGCCGCGTCTGAGCGTGATACCGAGGTGGAACCACGTGTAGATCGTGACCGGCCTATTGAAGCGGATGGTGATGTCCTCGTCGTACTCGCCCGGCAGAATGACAACAGTGTCGCCGAAGGTGTTGATACCGCCGGCCTTGTTGTCGAGTATCTGTTTGGCAATCTCCGTGGAGTCACCCCCATCAACCACAATCTCGATGCTGTGCGGCGGCCGCCCGTAGTCGTCCCACTCATGGGACGGGTTCTCGTAGGGAGCCACACTGGTCACGCCCTGCACGTTGTTCAGGATGGCAGATCGGATACTCTCCAGCATATTGCTCGACCTGTTGAATATCTTGTCGGCGTAGGACTGCCGGAACTCGGTATCGCTCTCTTCGTCGCGTCCGGCGATGTAGCTGCACAGGTTCACGACGCTCAGCAGGCCAGCCTCTGCCTTCACAATGTTCGTAATGACCCCCTCCGGGATGAGGATGTCGCCGGTGTCCACAGTGCCGAAGGTCAGGATGGTCGTGACTGTCTCGGTCGTGAGGTTCTCCGACAGGACAAGGACATTGGTGGAGGTGATGTCCTCCGCCTCGATGCTCAGAAGCTCGTTCTCCTCGTCTACCGATGTGGTGAAGTCCTCCGACGTGATGGCGGCGGCCAGCCCTTTCAGGATCTCCGACGGCACCGCGCTGGTCGGGGTGTAAGAAAACACCGCGCCATTGAGGGCCACGGTGTAGACATCTCCTGTTCCAGTGGACGCGACCTTGATGACTGCCTTGTTAAATGCGCTTCTCGTGATCTCCCTGGCGTCACTCAAGGTCAACTGCGTCGCCGGGTTCGTGGTGGATGCAATGATCGTCCCGGCAGAAAGCCGTGTCCCATCAGTGCCCGTGCAATGAATTGGGTAGTAGGAACGCGCCGCCGTTTCACGGGTGGAGCCGCCATACTGAGCGGCGTTATCCAGGCTCCGGCCTTCTGCTGTGGCCGGGTACTGGGAGTAGTAGACCTCTTCGCCGAACTCCCACAGCTCCGCTATGCGGTCTGCCACGTTCGTCAGCAGGTGGTTGAGAAATGACTCCGGGTTCTGCCGGGTATTCACGCCCCACTTCTCAGAGAGATTGGAGTGCATGTCGTTCAGGATCTCATCCAGCCGCTTGATGTTCGGCCCATTTGGTGTCAATCCGTAATCAGCCATATAGCGTCACCTCCTCCCTGAAAGTCGCCTCATCGACAGTGCATGTATAAACAAACTTGGCTTCTCTCTTTGCCCGGTTGTAGTCCACAGAGATAACCTCGGCGGCCGTGACTCCCTCGACCTGCATGATCTCATCCCGGATGAGCTGCCGGATCTTGACGGTGTTCGGGTTCTTCACAAAGACCTCTTCAAACCACGGGAAGCCCATTGTGGGGCCGAGTCGCCACTCCTGGTAAATCCAGCGAAGCCGAATCAGTACCGCTTGCCGGACGCTTTCGGTAAGCGATATATCGCCGACAGCCGACACCTTGATGTCGCCGGCCTTATCAAGCATTATGTCAGTCACACTGGTTTACCCCCTTCTAAAAGTGGTCTGAAATTAGCCTACAGCTCCGTGCAACGTCCGAAGCGCCCCCGGTGGGTTAATGTATGGTCAAGCGTGGAGTGGGCGTAGCGACTCTCTACGCCTGTTTAGCGATATGTTCATCCTCCTATGAACACGTTGCCGCTTCCAGCGGAAATGGAGCCGGAGCCACTGTGTGCGTTCAGAGCATCGCCGAGCCGTGCCGCCGATTTCCTGTTAATGAAGACGGAACCGCTCCCGGCGGCCACGCTTCCCTGGGAGCTCCCACAACAGGAGTCACGCTCTGTAGTCGTGCTCCCGACGACAGCGGCCGGTATTCCGTTTATAAAGACATCGCTTGAACACCCACCGCTGATTTCCCCGGAAAAGGTCTCCGGGGAGTGCGGCGGGACATGGCCAGAGTGCTCTCCGGCCGTTGTTCCGGTTACGGCGTCTCCGCGCCTTGCTGCGCTTGGCATGAGCAATCATCTCCTCTACCTCCGTCTGCCGGTTCCTGCCGGCCTTAATTCAGATTGACCACGCCTCCCTGCGTGGTGAAGTTGCCATTCACGGTCACATTCCCGTTCATTGTGATGGTGGCGGCGTCCACCTGAACGGAGCCGCCCTTGACGGTCAGGCGGGTCCCGTTCACGTCCACGATGATGGCGTTCTGGTTATACGCCTCTCCAGCCACGGAGTTGGCCTTTGCGAATAGACCGGGTATGCACATGGCGTTTGTCATGTCGAAGCTCAGGTCCGTGCTGGTCTCTTGGCCATACATCCAGTAGTCGAGGCTCTGCTCGCCGACGATTATGAGGCACCCATCTCCTGGCTTTACGGGATAGGCAATCGTGGCCTTCTGGTTATTCCCCTGGGGGAACCAGACTGGGACGCCGGTGACCTGCGGGAAATCTATCGTGGTCCCGTCTGGCTTCTTGTACTTCATCTTCGGCTGGACAGTAGCGAGGCCGGTCGCCGGGTCATAGCTCAGGATTTCACCCGGCATGGCCGTGTGGACGCCCTTCAGGTTCTTGCTGACGGTGTTCTTGATCTCCTGGACAAATTCCTGCATCATCAGGCGCTCACCTCCAACAGCCGAGCTTGGCAGATCCAGTCGCCGGACACGTTATCCCCTTGTAGGGACACCTTGCCGACCCGGAAGTAGCCGGTGGCCACATTGCTCTCCAGCTTCACATAGTCGTCGATGTTGATTGCCCCGTTGAGGAAATACTCAACATCCCAGCCCCTCTGCGGCTCGCTGTTCGTCTGGGAAGCGGCCTCGTTCACCTTGGATGGGATGCCGAGGAGCCCAGTCTCCGCTGACAGAACGAACACCTCTTTCGACATTACGTCACCCGGCTTCTTCACCTGCATTACACCATTCTGGAGGCTCCACACAAGGTTGCAGCAGGCACAGCCCTTCGTCATGATGTCGCGGGCAAGGCCCACAAAGCTGAATCCGTTCGGGATGTCGACAAACTCGGCGTTATAGGAGTATGAGATAGCCACGCCCATCTGGCCGGCCACATCGTCGAAGATGGTCTTCCAGTTGACCGTGCCGGTGTAGGAGATCGAAACGTAGGTGTCTCGGATCTCCACGAGGTTATCTACCACCTCGACTTCTGTCCGCCTGTCGGCGCCGTCGTGTGCGGTGGTCACGCTGGTAACGATGCCCGAAAAAATCAGAGGAAGCCGGTTCTGGTAGCCAGCCTTCAAGGAGAGGCAACAGTCCTTCTCTTCCAGCGCGGCGAGGTGCTGCTTGTTCAGGTTCCATATCGTGATGCGCCCGGTGTTCTGTGTCTCAAGGTCGGTGCGCTCGATTGAAAAGTTGATGTGCAGGGGGACTGGCCGACTCTCAGACCGCTGGCCTATCTCAAAGCCGGCCTCTCCGGCCTTGCCGATGGCGACCCGGTATTCTCTTCCGAAGTTCTCACTGCTCACAGGTCACCCCTCCTTCATGTTCGGCATCACATAGGGCAGATTTTACACACTCAAAACGCACACGTGCGCTTGGCAAAAGCGCACATGAGTATATATGGTTTTGTTACGGTTACGGTATAGGTTACGGTTACGGTTACGGTTACGGTTAGTTGCGGATTCTCCGTGGATTTTTGGCGTGACAGTCCGTAGGAATGTCCGCGGATATTCCGCAGGACGGTCACACGAGAGGTCAATTCTCCATTTCCACGGGGCAGAAGATGAACTGGGCCTTGCCCTCTATGAAATCATTCCGACCAATGCGCTCCTGCTGGCTCATGACGCCGAAGACTCCGTCCGGGAGCTCTGTCACCCCGTAGAACACATTGAGCGGGAAGTTCGCCACGAGCTTGATGCCAATGACGATGGGCTGGCTCTGAGAATCGTACAAGCCAAACTTCCAGTAGGCGCCGGTGTCGTTCCAGGTGAAGCGTATCAAATATGCGGTGCCGTTCAGGACGACGCGGGACATGCTGTCGTTCATGTCCGGCACTTCGATGATGATATAGTCCATAGGTGAACCTCCTTCATGGGCCCTGCCCGCCTCACGCGGCCGCAGCAGAACATATATGGCCCGCGCCGCCTACATCAGTACCCCGCGCATCAAGCGTAGGGCTTCGGCGGCCGCAGGCCGGATCTTTGTCTTGGGTTCACATGGTCGATGGAGGCCGCTTTCCCTTGGCCTCTTCACCTCCTGGCAGTTTTGGGCGCCATAGCATTTCTCCCTGCTCCTCACAAAAGCGCCCTGTCCCCCGGCGCACTCTGCTGACCACAGAGCCTTGAACTGTCAGATCAATCCGATGGAGTTTGCCGCACTGTACAGGATGCTCGACTTACTTCCTCCGCTTGAGCCGCTGTTGCTCCCGGAGCCTGAACTACCGCCACCGGAGCCGGAGCCTGAGCCGGAACTGCCGCCGGAGCTCCCAGACGATGTGCTGGCCGTGCCGGCGGAAGCCTGGGTAGTACCGCTCTTGCCGTAGCTGTCCGGGATTGTCGTGGTCTTCGCGGACGTGACCCGGATCTTCTTGAAGGATATGGACACCTCTCTGGCATAGCCGATCTCCACGCTCTTCGAGATGGAGAGGCTTTCAATGGCCATGTTGGTGTAGCTCTTTGCAGACGTGACCACGGTGGTTGGCTCCGCCGTGAAGTAGAGCTCCTGGAGTTGCTTCACTATGGTCTCGACACGGTCCTGGCCGCTCCCATGGCGGCTATACCACGTCACTGGCGTGTCGGTGATGTACAGGACCATGTCCAGCTTCTCAGGGTTCAGGATGATGGCGTCGCTCACGACGAAGCCATCCTCCACCGTGTACTCTGGGACCGTAGCCTCCAGGGTATCAGTCTGGCTGATGAGCGCATCGAACTCAATGCCATTGACGGAGACTGGCTGCTTTGCTCTTGCCATTCA